CCTCCCGCAGCACGAAGGAGGTCATTTCGCTGTTGGGCTCATCGTGGAGCAGCCGGTACAGCGGATGGTCCGTCGCCTTCTTCGTGCCCTCGTCCACCACCTGATACACCCCCAGAGGCAGGCTGGCGATGGTTTCGGAGATGACACGTACACAGGCGTAGACGGTGGAGAGCTGGATCGCCGTCTGGACCGTGACGGACTTCCCAGCACCACTGCTGCCAAAATAGAATGATGGAGCCCCGCTGACGGCATCCTTGGGCAAAGATCGCCTGCCGGGCTTGTCGCGAGCTCGGAAAAGGCCGGAGAAGGGATTCTTCATGTAAAAATCACTCTTTTCTGGTAGAATTATGGCTTGGAATGTGCTAAAGTTTTGGCAAAGCCAAAACCAATACATCGGTTGATACCGGTAGGGGTTTATTACAATCCGCTGCCGGTTTTTTTATCATGACAGTCTTTGCAGAGTGCCTGCCAGTTTTCCTGATCCCAGAACAGATACTGGTCTCCCCGGTGCGGAATGATGTGGTCCACCACCGTCGCGGCGGTCAGCCTGCCTTCCTTCTGACATTGAACACACAGTGGATGCCGCCGAAGGTAGGCTGTTCGTACCTCACGCCACTTGCGATCATAACCGCGATAGGCAGCGCCGCCGCGCAGACGGTCCGCGCTCCATTTGATATGCTCTGGACAGTACACCTGGCCCTGTTCGCAGAAACCCACACATCCGGGGTAGCGGCAGGGTCTTCTCGGTTTCATTGGCATACAGCTCACCTCATTTCATTCAGCATTCAGAATAAGCCGGTGCATCGGCAGGGTAGGGCACGCTATAGTAGCAAGTTGTTCTGAACACCACCCACCATGCGCTGAATATTATGCTCAGAAAGGCAACGATGATCAGGCCATAGATGAACAGGATGATCCTATCGTCCCTCCTGCGCCGCTTCTTGGGGTAATGCTTGCTCACAGGAAATACCTCCTATTCACAATACAAGCAAGCCTCTCTCGTCATAAACGGAGGTGCCTGTGTTCGCATTCTTAAGAGCCCTGTCCAGCGCCATCACCAGCGCCACCGCGCCGTCCACCTTTTCGGTGCTCTTTTCCTTGTCAATCTTGAGGTTGCCTGCCGGGTCAGTGCGCACGAAGGCGTTGTCCATGTTCCATCGGAGCACCGGGTGCCCTCCGTGGTTGAGCTTTCGCTCCAGCACGATGCGCATCAGCTCCTTCGTGGGCGGGCTCATGTCGCGGAAGCCCTGACCGAAAGGTACCATCGTGAAGCCATCGTCCTCAAGCGTCTGCACCATCATCGTGGCGTTCCACCGGTCATAGGCAATCTCCCGGATGTTGAACCGTTCACCCAGCTTCAGGATGAATTGCTCGATGAAGCCATAGTGAACGACGTTGCCTTCCGTCGTCATGATGAAGCCCTGGCGCTGCCACTTGTCGTACATTACATGATCCCGACGAACGCGTAGCTGCAGCGTATCCTCCGGGAGCCAGAAGAACGGCAGTATAACGTACTGCTCGTCATCATCCCTGGGCGGAAACACCAGCACCATGGCAGTGAGGTCGCTGGTGCTGGAAAGGTCGAGACCGGCGTAGCAGGCGCGGCCCTCGAGTTCATACTCATTCACGGCACCGCCGCACTCGTCCCACTTGTCCATGGGCATCCAGCGGACGGACTGCTTGACCCACTGGTTCAGGCGCAGCTGACGGAACATGTTCTCGTCAGCGGGCGTCTCCTGGGCCTTGCGGAAAGCATCCCGCACCTTGTCGATGGAGATCGTCTTGTCCAGGGATGGGTTGGCTTTGTACCAGTTCCTCTCATCCGTCCAGTCGGCGTCGTCCGGAAGGCCGAACAGCACAGGGTAGAACCGGGGATCATCCTTCCTGCCCTCGATGATGTCGAGCGCCTTCTGGTGGACTTCCCAGCAGATGCTGTTCCTGTCGGTGCCCGCCGTGGTCAGCAGGAACCACAGTGGCTGCTTTCGGGCGTCGCCGGAACCCTGGGTCATTACATCGTACAATGCGCGGGTCGGCTGGGTGTGCAGCTCGTCGAAGATACAGGCGCTGACGTTCAGGCCGTGCTTCGTGGCCACCTCCGAGGACAGCACCTGGTAGATGCTGCCCGTCGGCTGGAATACCATGCGCTTGGTGGAGGGAATGATCTTTATCCTTCTACTGAGCGCTGGTGACTGCTTCACCATGTCAACGGCCACGTCAAACACAATCGCGGCCTGCTGACGGTCGCTGGCGCAGGAGTAGACCTCCGCCCGCCACTCGTCATCGTTGCACAGCATATTCAGCGCGATGGCCGCGCCGAGCTCACTCTTTCCATTCTTTTTTGGTATTTCGATGTAGGCCGTGTTGTACTGCCGCATGGTGGGGTCATCGTCCCGCACCGTGCCGAACACGTCCCGCACGACCTTCTCTTGCCAGGGCAGCAGCTTGAAGGGCTGGCCGTGAAACTCGCCCTTGGTGTGGCGCAGGCATTGAATGAACTGCGTCACCCTCCGGGCTTTCGCCTCACTGAACATCCTGCCACCCGCCCTTCAGAACCGACTCCATGGGGTCGTCATCGTTACCCTTTTCGCCGGTATTCGCATACAGCCGCGCCCGGCTGGACGGCGTCAGGCCGAACTCCGAGCAGAAGGACTGCATGATCTTCAGGTTCTGCATGGCGATGCTGACCTGCGGCACCTGCTGCACATAGCCGCTGGGCGTCTTGAAGATGGTGCCGTGCTTCGACAGGAATTCCTCCGCTTCACGCCACCGCGCGTATGCCTGGCAGTAACCGGCGAACGCTTCCAGGTCGTGTTCTGTCAGCACACCCATCGCAATCAGGGAAGGAGCCAGACGCTGCCATTCCTGCTGCGCCTCGGGCATCAGCCAGTCGGGACATTCCACATTGACCTGCGGCGGCGTCGGTTCATCCGTGTTCAGTGGCCTGCGGCCCTTGCCCCGGTCGCCCTCCAGCACCTTCAGTGCCGTGGGCAGGGGTTTTCTCCCTCTGGTAGCCATCTGTCATCACCTCCATTCTCATATTTTGATATCCTTTATTTCCATCTCGTATTGAGGATCACCACAATGGAAATCCCCATTATGAACAGAATAACAAGCATCCATTTCCAGCAGCCCACCAGGAACATATCCACCTGGACGATTGCGCACATGATTTTCTGTTCAGTGCTCATCTTGATCATCATCTCCGTTATGCGCTTTGCACCGTGCCAACAGAAAACGCCTCGCAGATGGATAATTCCGCGAAGCGTGAACATTTTTCCGTGACGATTCTCCTGAGCCAGTCCGGAGCGTCGGGAACGTCATTATACCGTCCGTACTCTCCGAACATACATTCCATCCCGACGTTCCTCGCCTGGACCGCCTGCTCAAAAACCTCATAATACCCGAGATGGATTTCATGCTGCCCGATCTTTATCCTCGCCCGGTACTTCTTCCTTGGAGGATAATAGCTGACTCCCGAGACACCAGACGTGTTGTTCTTCTGCACCGGCTGATTGCACTGATTCTGCTGGTGCGTCACAATCCTCAGATTACACATCCTGTTGTCCAGGGTGTTGAGGTTGATATGATCGACCTCAAGTCCCTTCGGGCAATCCACAAGATAATCATGGAGCTTCTTTCCGAAGCGGTTTGTGATGTAGAGGGGCTTCTCAGGATCGTTATAGTTGCGATACCAGTTATAGGCGCTGATTGCGTCGAACTTGTCCCTGTCAAACATAAAGACAGTGCCATCCGGCAACTGCCCATATCCTGTGGAACCGTCGAAACGATAACTGATATTGCTCATGTACCTGTTTCCTCCAACGGCTCCTCCACTACATCAGCATATTGCAGCTTCTCGCCATCGCGGATCGCATACACATCATCGCTTCGCCCTTCATGGCTTTCGATGTATCGCTTGCAGATGACATCGACGAACTTTTCATCGATCTCAATGCCCATGCAGATGCGGTCCATCTCGTCACACGCGATGAGCGTGGAACCGGAACCCAGGAAAGGGTCAAGCACGATGCCATTGGTCATGGTGCTGTTTCGGATGGGATATGCCATGAGGCCCACCGGCTTCATCGTCGGATGCTCCTTGCTGGACTTCGGACGATCATATTCCCAAACCGTGGTCTGCTTCCGGTCAGAATACCATCTGTGCTTCCCCTCCTTCTTCCAGCCAAACAGGCACGGCTCGTGCATCCACTGGTAGGGGCTCCTGCCGAGCACGAGGCTGTTCTTTTTCCAGATGCAGCAGCCGGAGAGGTAGAAGCCGGCTTCATCAAATGCCTTGCGGAAAATGAGACCCTTCGTGTCGGCGTGGAAGATGTAGATGCTGCCGTCATCGGCCAGGGCATTATACATGCAGCGCATCGCCTTCAGCGTGAATTCAAGGGCTTCCGCGTCGGGCAGGTTGTCATTCTGGATCGTCCCGGCGGTTCCATGGTAGGCCACAAAGTACGGCAGGTCGCTCAGAATCATGTTGACCTTCGTACCGGCCAGAAGCTGTTCATAGCTTTCAGCGAGCGTGGAATCGCCGCACAAAACGACATGCCTGCCGAGGTGCCAGATATCCCCCTTACGGGAGAAGGCGGGCTGCTTAAGCTCCTCCTCGACGTCAAAGTCATCCTCTTTGGTCTCCTTGTCATGCACCTTGGAGAACAGGTCATCCACCTCGGCGGCGTCAAAGCCGGTCGCGCCCAGGTCATAGCCGGACAGCTGCAGATCCTGCAGAAGGTCGGCCAGGGCCGTGGGCTCCCAGTCGCCGGTGGCTTTGTTGAGCGCGATGTTCAGCGCCTTTTCATCCTGCGGGTTCTCGATGTGAACGACCACGCAGTCCACTTCCGTCGCACCCTCGTTCACCAGCACCTTGTAGCGCTGGTGGCCGCCGACGATGTTGCCGGTGACCTCGTTCCACACGATGGGGTCAACGTAGCCAAAGTCATGCAGGCTGCGCTTGATCTTCTCGTAGGCCGGGTCGCCGGGCTTCAGGTCTTTCCTGGGGTTGTACTTCGCGGGCTTCAGCCGGTCAATCGGCATCCGCTGCATGTTCAGATTCGTATTCATGGCTCCTCCTTACGCAACGAAAGCACTCGCATGAGCGGGTGCTTTAACATATTTTTGGCACTTTCCAATAACAACTTTTATAAGCTCATCAGGTGGCTCGGGCACATTATTCAGCGCACCAGCATACTCGCCGAAAAAGAAAGAAGCACCGATGTTGTACATCTGTGCCAGAGTAACCAGATCATCTTTCGACGAGCCAAGTTTTATTCGTTTACCGCCATATCCGACCTTCACTTCATACCGTCCGGCACATTTGGAGTAGTAGACGCCAGTGTACCCCGTTCTATTTGTTTGGAACAGGCTGTGATTCGCGGAATTCTGCGCAGGGGTGACGATACGGAGATTAATCCGTCTGCAATCGAGCCTGTCGCGATTGACGTGATCCACGATGGTGCGAGGATCATTCACACCCATCAGCCAGCGGTGAAGCAGAAGTTCAATGGACATTTGGTGGTCATAGTGAGCAAGATATCCATCCTTGTTCACACGCCAGGATAATGCCACCACCTTTTCCATATCGGTGACATCTATCACGAATTGCTTGCCCGAATAAAGCGTGCCGATGGCCGTTGCACCATTCACTTGAAAGGTGAGCGTAGATTTCATTTTGATACTCCTTCCAGACAGCCAAGGAAAGACTGATACCCCCGCCCCGGAAATTGTCGGAAATTCGCACGTCCCTGGGGCGCGGTCTCCGGCGTGTGGCCGCAGAGATGCACAGCCCCCCTGGGTATCAAAAAGAACGCGCCGCCTTATCGCAAAAGACGCACTTCTTCAGAGCAAAGCGCGAAAGGGCCCGGCGGCGACTTCACCAGAGCAAAGCGGGAAAGTGTGGCCCGCCGGGCGCTTTCCCAGAGCAAAGCGGGAAAGCGCGGGCCCGCC